CAGCCGCACCCACTTCGGGCGGTGAAGTTTACTTCAAGATACTCGGCGAACTCGGTGTAACCGAAGGTTCCGCAGACTGGGGTACCAAGTATCGCTTACTCGTTTGCAGAGCAGCAGTAACGGCAGGCGGCACACAAGCAAGTCCCGCTAACGGTGGCGCAGGCGCACCGGGCGCAGGTAATTAAGGAAGGAGGATAACAGAAATGTTGAAATTAAATTGCATTCCTAACGACGTATTTGAAGCCTCTAACACCAGCGACACCAAAATCAAGGTCTGCGGTGCAGAAATCAACCGCAGAGATTTGGTCGCTACGGGCAGACTCGTCGTTTGCGAGTATATCGGTAAATCAATAAACGAAAACAAGATGAATTTGGAAAAATACAATTCCCGTCTTGCAGCACAGAACGTTGACTATGCGTCTTTCTCAAAAGCATTCAGGGATAAGAAACTCTTATTCTGCGCGGCTCAAGCGTACAAAGCAAGCGGTCAGGAAATGCCCGCGAATATCGGTGAAGTCAAGAGCGACTTGTCGCTTATGAGGGACCCCGTATTCCTGCGCACAATGTCCGCGCTTGACAGAGATATTCTTACGCCTTTGCTTTTCCGCGTATTCGACGATATAAGTATGGGCGGTCTTATGCAGTGGGAATCTGCCCCCGCATTCGGCTACAAAGAAATCGAAATCAAGTCCAACGACGTTGTTATCTTCGAGGATACAAGCGTAGGTAGCTTTAACAACGTTACCATCAGCCGTCTTAACAATAAGACGATTACGCTTACCCCCAAGGCAACGGCGGCAATTACCCAGATTAAGTGGACTCAAATGTTCGAGGGCGACGCGGGTGATTACTACAACGCAATGATTCGCGGTCTTTGGAACAAGGTATATGCGAAGTTTGCTTTTGCACTCAAAACCGCAAAAGAGAATCAGAAGTATATGCCCAAAAAGCTCACTTATTCGTCCTACACGTCCGACAACTGGAACAACCTTATCGACGACCTTTCGGCGGCGAACGGCGTAGATGCAAACGACCTTTTGGCTTTCGGTGCGCGCACCGCTTTAAGCAAGGTAGTTCCCACCGACGGTACGGGCGGCGCAATTCTCGGTATGCAGTACGGCTTGGGCGAGAAGTGGACTACGCAGGGTCATCTCGGTAACGTTGGCGGCGTTGACCTTTGCCCGATTCGTCCCGTACTTGTACCCGGTACACAGAACAACTTGCTCACCAAGATTTTCCCTACGGACGAAATCTATATGGTTGCAAAGGGCGGCGAAGGCAACAAGCCTATGTATGGCGTATATGCAGAGGGTCATCCTATCACCCTTACGGCAGAACCCAGCAAGACGGAAGACTTCACGCTTGAAATCAACATGGAAGCAATGTTTGACATTGCGCCTATGTTCGCAAGCAAGGTCGGTCTTATCAAGAACGTTGCCTAATAGCATTAAGGTTAAAACTGGAAGCAGGGCGGAATTTCTGCCCTGCTGACAGAAATATTTGTCAAATAATTAAATCTGAAAGGAGTGTGTAAAGAAAATGGCAAAATCAGCAACCAAAACCGAAAACAACGAGAACGAAGAACTGAAAGTTACGGACGGCGAATCCCCCGAAGTAACGGAACAGGAAAATCCTTCCAAGAAAAAGGAAGAAAAGACATATACAGCAGCAGAAGTCGAAGCACTTGTAAAAAGTGTTAGCGAGAAAGCAGCTCAGGACGCAGTTGCGGCATACATTAAGTCGCAAGGTGAACAGCCCGTAGTCGAAATTAAAAAGGACGAATATGTAACATTGCTCTATATGGATGCAGTTTCAGATACGTCAGTTTTAACTCTCGGCAAACTCGGACAGATAAACCGCGTAGGTGGAACCTTAGACATTCCCAAAAAGGAATTCTTTCAGGGTATAGACGCTAAGGTTGATAAACTTATGCGCAGACGTGAACTTATCGTAATTAACGGACTCACAGACGAAGAACGCAGCCGTTACAGACTTGACTACAAAGAGGGAGAATTGCTCTCGGCGGATATGTACTATAAGCTGTTGGACCTTGACGTAAAGGTACTTTACGAAATCTTTCCTAAACTTTGCGAAAGCCACCAGCGCATAGTTGCCAAGTTATTTATTTCGGCATACGAAGACGGCGATAACCGTATTCACCCCGATACGGTTAAAGTACTTAATAACCTTTCAAAGAAAACAGACCCCGACGGAATGTTTACACCGATATTGAAAGATATGGGTAGAAAACTTTCCGAATAAAGCAAGAGGAAACAAACATGGCAATGGACTTAGAGAAGTTGGCGCAGGACTTTGACGCGCAAGAAAACGTTGTCGAGCAAACCGACGAAATCATACCCGAAACCGAAACGGAAGAATTATCTGTTGTGGTAACGGATCACCCCAAGGCGTTGGTCGAACCGAACGGAACGGCAAACGTAGGGTTTTCTTCGGTTGTCGGTAGCGTACAAAGCAATATTCTGGAAAAGGCAAAGGTGAAAATTACCGACGAGAAAATTGTCGAGAAACACGCTGAAAGCCTTGCCGATATTGCGGACAAAGCCCTTGAAGTTCAAGCAGAAACGGCATCTCTGCAAGTCCAAGAACAAGAGGCGGATAATAAGGTTCGTAAGCAAGAGATAAGGAATAAACTTATCGTTTTGAATGCGGAAGCTGACCGCCTTAAAAGAGAGCAAAAGCAATTCAATAAAGAGCAAAAGGCTGACCACAAAGCGCGCAATAAGCAAGCTAAGTGGGAACTGTACAAAGATAAACTCACTAAGATGAAATACTCTTATGTGCCTAACGCATTTATTCTTTCAATGCTTTTATTCTTTGACGGCGTAAAAAGTTTCTTCGATGGTTTGGGGACAGTATCAACTGCAATCGTTAAAGCGTTAAAATGGGTGATTTTAGTCGGCTTAATTTTAGTCGTATTATTCTCGATACCCATAACGCGCGAGTGGATTATCAATTTATTATCAACAGGAGGAACTTAATAATGCTTAAAGTAAAAGAGCAGGAACTGTTGCAGGCTTATAACGAGCTTGTGGCAAAAAAGGAAAACGGCCAGACCGTAGTGGAAAGCGACGCGGTAGCGTTCGCACAGTCCCACGGTTATGACGAAGAAAAGACAAAGAGATTCGTTGACTATGTGCTTTCCGAAAACCCCAACAACGGACTTACCGTAGAGGAAGTTGCTAAGTTGAAAGTTCTCGGCGAATACATAGAAGAAGTTGCGGACGAATTGCCCGCGAGCGACGAACTCAGTGAAAGCGTGCCTCAAGAAACAACAGCAGGGGAGGAAGTAGCGGACGCAACCGTTGGCACCCCCGGCGTTGGTGGTTCCGTGAATAACTACTAATGAAGGAGGTCATCGAAATAATTATGGCGATTAAAGATATTGCAATCATAGTCGGTGGCTGCCTTCTTGCCATTCTTTATGTGGTTCTGGTTATAAGAGCCATAATCAAAAAGAAGCAAAGCGGTAAGTCCGTCAACGTCGTTCAGACAATGGCGGAAATAGCACAACAGGTTATGCCGTTGGTTGGCGCGGCGGAAGTGGCGTTTAAGAGCGTGTCGGACAAGAAAACTGGCACCCTGAAACTCAAAGACGTACTCAACGATATTAAAGATATGTGCGCCGAAAAAGGTATTACCTACGATAAGTCTTACTGGACTGATTATGTAAAAGAAGCAGTAAATCTTATCAATATTAACCGCGATTTACCCCAACTCATTGCTGGTGAAGTGGCGAACGCAACAGAAGATAAAACGGAACAGCAGGCAACGCCCGTCGCGTCCTACACAACCACTACAAACATTTAACTAAAGCGTTGTTAAAGGTGGGGCGCAATGCCCCACCCGAAACAACCCAATATAAAGGGAAATAATTATGGCGACACCCATTTTAAAAGTTATAACTCAATACTGCAGTATTCTTATCGACGACATAAATCTCGACGCTTTAGCAAGAGAGAATATGCCGCTTTATGCTCGCCGTATGTGGTCATATCTGCAAGCCGCTATTCCTAACTTTACTACACCAAGCGGAATGATACCCTATTTAATGGGTACACCCGATTCACCGAAACTTATTGAGCCGATATACGGCAGCACAAAATATATACTCGAAGAAGACATTACGGAAGAAACAAACGTTGCATTAGAGAACGGCGCAGGCTACGAACTTTTCAGTTGTAAAATAGAAACCATCGATAAGCGCGAACGTGTAATTCTAACGCCGACGGATCTTGTAAAATACGATAGCGAAAACGGCATAATTACTTTTACGGCCAGTGCGGAAAACCCGATACCAAAAGGTACCGTATTTAATATAGACTTCTACACGGACGGTTACTTCAAAGAAGACCTTTCCGTTGAAATAATGCGAATACTTGGGCTTTGTTTCCAAGTTGTATGGCAGACGCGCTTTAACAATGACTGGCTTTCAAACGTTTCAAAAGTGGAAGATAGGTCATTCAGCGAACAGAACAGGGCGAACAAGGAAAAGACGGATACTGAACGTCTTGCCCGGTACAAAAGCGACCTCAACAGTGCAATGAGAGCTTTGGAAAGAAACCTTGCAATCAGAAAAATACTCCCGTCATCGGGGTTAATATAAATTTTAAAAAACATAATTCGGAACTGGAAAGGAGATACCCATTATGGCACAAAAAAAGAAATTTGAAATAACGGAAGAACTTATTAAGGGCGCGGCGAAGTACATTCCGCTTGAAGATAAAATGGCGTTCGCGGAGGCAGTTGCCGAATCTGTGTTGGAACCCGTCGAAATTTCGGCGCAGAAAATACAGAGCGACGAGGTTATCACCCTTCCGCAACTTTGGGAAGAAAACCCCCAAAAGAAACAACTCTTTCTCATGCAGTTGTTTTTAAGACATTATTTGCGTGTTGAAGTTCCTGATAATTTCAGCACAAGAGATTACGACGAATACGCCAAGGTACACCCTATGAACCAACTCGAACGGTTTAAGGGCAATACCGAAGTTAAACATATTATTTTCGATTTGCTTGCCGATTACAAGGAATTAAAGAAATTGCTTGACATAAAAATCTTTAACCTAAAAGCGACAAGAAACGATGCGCTTGAACGTTTCCTTGCGGGCGTGAATTTGCTTTCTACCCCCGATAACCTTAAAGCGTTGACTTCGAGTTTAAAGCAAGCAACCGAGCAACTTCAACAGCGCGGTGCTGACATAGCGAAACTTCAAGTTGCCGCAGGCAAACTTGAAACGCAAGCAAGTAACGCGGAAACGAAGAAATTTGTGAGCGAGAAGAAATCATAAATATGAACAACGAAATTGACGAGCTTTTTGACGGACCAAAGGTGGACGACGAAATAACTAAAGACATTGACGCGGATTGCGTTGGCTGGGTTGTGCTGCCTTGCTTTAAAGTAAAGGTTAAGGACGACGGCGAAATTTCACTTGTATGCGGTGATATTGCGGGCTGGTTATTCGAGCACATATTCGTCTATCTGTGGACTGGCAAAGTTCATTTATATAGAAAGGGTTAAGAGATATGGCAACGATTGAATCGCAATGGTATCCATACGATAAAATTTACGGCGGGTTTTACGACTTGTCCGATACGGACGAGATACCCCGCAGAGTAATGGACTACCTTTTAGATATGCCCGACGGTACATACGAACCCAAGGACGATAACAAGCGCGCAAGGGTGCGCCTGTGGAAATATCTTTATTACGACGGTGCGCGTCCGATAGACAACCCTTTACCTACCCCACAGCAGAAAAAGCAAGTACTGTTTAACCCCGATAAGCCTGATGAACCTGCGGACGATAAGAAGGGATACAGACTTATTCCCCAGCCTTTTGCGCCGGGCGTTGAGCAGGTGGCTCAAACGCGCATTTATGTGTATATGGGCAGAACGATAGCATCTGACGATTTACACGTCCAGCTGGCAGTAACGTTCGATATATGGACACATAACACGCAAGAAGCTAACACAAAACTTAACGAATCGTATTCAAGACTATTCGCTATGGAACAAGCCATTATAGAGGCTTTCCACGGAATAGATATGGGCGGTGTCGGTACATTCTATTTCAACCGCCAAAAACACCCCGATTGCGGAACCCTACTTTTGGGCGACGGTAAGAGCAATTTCGGGCGCAGAGTTACTCTCGGTTTGGAAGTAAAGAGCAATACGCAAAATGAACCCATAAAGAATAACGGTCCGCGCCTTGGAAATGGTCAATTCGGTTAAACAGCAAAGCGTGGAGGTACCTTATGGCAAACGATAGCGAAAAATACATACAGGGCGCAATATTGCAAGGCGGTGGAATACCGCAAGGCAAGACTAATGTGCCTAAAAAATATGTTGATAGACAAGGGCAGTATCTCGCTATTCGTACACAGCAATTTACCGAAGCGCGCGCAAAATATTCAAGCGACTTCGTAGAGGCGCAGGTACAGGGCTTACTGGAAGACTTCTACGAATGGACAACAACCTATATACGTTTACCAGACGTTCGCTCAAACTCAAGCGTAACAACGCAAATAGATGATTACAAAACGGTTCTATTTGAAGATAAAGAGATTGAGTACTTCCCGATAGGCGCAAAGGTTGAAACAATGGGCAATATCTGGATATGTGCTAACCCGTCAAACATTTCGGGCGCGCAAGCTACGGCAATAATCAGACGTTGCAATTCTTCATTTAACTACTACGATTATTACGGCAATATAAAGACTGAGCCGTTAGTAATAGATAAAGTGGCTATGCAAGGCAACGATAACGTTGCGCCGAGCGACCAAGTACTTCTCAATGGCTATTTCAATGCAATGTGCCAGCTTAACGAAGTTACTAAGCGCGAACTGAATACGGACCGCATAATAATTCTCGGTAGCAAAGCCTTTAAGGTAACTGGCTTTACAGACTTCATACAAGAATTTACTGGCGATTACGACAGTTCACACGTCTTAAACTTCTCTCTGCGCATTCAAGAGCCGACAGAAAATGACGATATTGAAAATCGAATTGCTGGCGGAAAGTTAAGGTCCTTTAAAGCTGACATAATCGGCGAAAGCGAATTGAACCAAAACTCAACCACTAAACTTGCCGCCGTATTCATTAAAGACGATAAGGCGGTAGAGCCTACGGACGAATACCCGGTTACTTGGCTGTGGGAAAGTTCGGACACAGATATTGCCGAAGTCGACGCGGACGGTGTTGTTTTAGGTAAAGGGGTCGGAAACGTTCAAATTACCGCGAGAATGGCGCAAAATACGGCAATATCGGCGACGGCCGAGTTGGTTGTCAAGGAAACCAACTTTAAACCGTATGTGGCGTTTATGAGCGTTGTGCCGTCGGCGGTAGAGCAGTATGAAAGCATTACAGTTACTGCTGCATACTTCGAGAATGCACAGCAGACAGATAAAGTAGTTTCTTGGTCGTTCTCTGGTGCAAATAAGAAGAACTACAAAGCGACTATTGACGATAACGCATTAACGATTTACTGCATCGGCGCAGACAATACGCCCTTGAAAGTAACAGCAGAATGCGAGGGACAATTCATATCTTTTGAGTTGATACTCGAAGGACTTTAAAATTAAAAGGAAAAAATAGACTATGTTATGCCCGAATGCGGTACGAGTAAAAAAGGACAGAAGAAAGCCATTCATTTGTAAGAAAATGGTGGACGAAGGGGTTGACATTAACACCGCCGACCCTGATACGCTTGTAAATGAGTATATGTGCCCTTTACAAAGGTACTGCCCGACGAAGGGTGAAACAATCAACTCTGAGTATGCAAAGAGTTGTACACTGCGTCAATCGCGCGGTTAGCGCGTTGATATATAGCATTGCAAAATAATTGCAGGAGAACAAATAATGGGCAATGAAACAGCAATGTCATGGGAAATGCGAGCAAGCATAAGAAAGGGTGAACCCCTGACTTGGAAAAAGCTCAAATTCTACCCCATAAAAATGGAACACTACGAAGAATTTTTGGACGTAAGGAATGCGCTGGCAATCCGAATGACGAGTTTATCTAACTTATCGTTTGAGTATTTGAGTATGCCGTTTCTTACCGCAATGTGGGCTATCGACTACGATAGCTTATTTGCGACGGGAAGTTCGATAGGTTTCTTTGAGAGAATAATCAGATTTTTGTATTTATCATTGCGGCTCAAATACAAAAGAGAAGACGCTCTCAAAACAATCTACACCGAAACTGGCAACAAAAGAATTCTTGACAAAGTAGTTGTTACACAAGACGGAAACACCGTCGAAATTACGCCAGACGATTTCGATATTGATATTCGACCTATGCTGGCAACACAAAACGGGATTGAACTTCCAGACGAAAGCGACAACCCCGACCTCGTAAGAGCCGAAGAAGACTTAGCAGCCAAAGGTGCGAGCGAATTAAAAATCGACACAGACACTATGATTGCATCGGTAGCCTACCAAAGCCTTCTGCAAGAGAAAGACTTGAACGAATGGACAGTATTACAGTTTGAGCGAAGAAGACAAGCAATAGAGCGCGGAAAACGATTTGATATGTTCGGACAAGCGGAATTAAGCGGAATGGTTAAATTCAGTAAAGGCAATCCTTTCCCGTCGTGGTGTTTCGATAGAAACGAGAACGGATCGGCGGCACTTATTTCTTTCGGCGAAATGCGTGGAAAACTTTCTGGCTTAGGCGATTTGGATAAAATCGTCGGCAAAGACGGTAATTAAAAAGACGAAACCAAAAATTATAAGGAGCAGATAAAATATGAAATTAAACAATTCGTCATTGTATGTTAAGGGCACCGCAGATATGTGGGCACACGACGTTAAGACGGGCGATTTGATAGGTTACACCAACAAGATTGACTCGTCCAAGTTAAGCACTTCGTGTAACGCAGGCGAAATCCGTGCAGGTATCGGCGCGCCCGTAGTTATCAACATTCCCGATTCGTCCGCATTTAAGGGCGAAGTTACGGCGGCAGACTTCTCGCTTGAAGCAAGACAGCTTGCAACGGGTGGCACGCTCAGATATAACGGTACGGTTCCTTTCAGAGAGAATATCGTAGCGAAAGACTCTAAACTTGTCGTTTCGAGAAAGCCCGTTTCGGCTTACGGTGAAAGCGTTGACAACGAGTATTATTCGTGCTATGTCGGCAACGACGGCAAGAACTACGGCGTTGACCCCAAATCGAGAGAAATTCAGGGCTTTGTTGCAGAAGAAGGCAAGACCTATTGCGTACTTTACTACGTTGAAGTTGCAAGTGCTCAGGAACTTTCCATTCCTACGACATTCTCGCCCGTCGTAGCGCGCGTTATGGTCAAGATGGCTGTATATCAGGCGCAGGGCAATTCGGACAAGAACAGCTCGCTTGCGGGTTACTTGTACGCATTCATTCCTCGTGCGCAGTTCATTGACGGCGACGCAGGCGTTGACGGTTCGCAGACCACAAACGCAAACACGACGTGGAGTTTCTCGGCGTTGGCTTACGACGAAACCGACACGGAATGCTCGGAATGCGCAAAAGACCAGAGCGTATTCGGCTATATGGTTTATGTACCTTGCGGCGACACAACGCAGGCAGTCAAAGACCTTATAGTTATGCGCGGTAAGGTGGTAGTAAAGGTAGGCGGCAAAGTTCAGACCCCCGTTTACTATGTAATGCCCGACAATTCCATCGTTACCCCCGACTATTCCGACCTTGTATTTGCGATTAAGCAAGCAACGGCGGCGGTGAACGCAGACGGTGAGGAAGAACCTGCACCCGTACCCACTACAGAGATTGCCAAGGTTGACGAAGACGGCGTAGTTACAGGCGTAACCGTAGGTGAAACTGAAATGAACATTACCCTTTCAGCAAACGAGTCCGTTTCGGCGGTTTGCAAGGTTGTGGTTCAAGCAGGCTAAGTCAAAATAAAATAGGTATCCTTCCCCCGACTGAATATGTTTGGTCGGGGGCATAGGATAACAAAAGCGTGGCAAAATGGTGAATTCTATTGATACGATATATGAGTTAATGGAAAAAGACGGCGGTAGCCTTGATTTGACTGAAAGTGAAATCGAGTATCTGCCCGACAACCTGATTGTGTACGGCTTTTTAAGTTTAAGGGGAAGTAAGGTAAAGAAACTTCCCGAAAATCTTATAGTAGAAGATTTTCTTGATATTAACGAAACACAATTAAGCGATATTCCCAAAAGTTTAATTGTAAAGGGTGATTTCTTTTGCTCAACCTTAATGGGTGAGAAGAATGGAAAGACGCGCCGTGTGCGTATATACGAACGACAAGTGATATTCGATAGATTTATCTGCTGTAGTCGACGCTTGATAGAATTCAAGAGAGTAACCGAAAAGCTCGGCTATACAATATATGTCGGCACGAATAAAGATAAAAATGTGGTAGTTGACGGACAGTATTTTTCCGTTTGCTCAAGCATTAAAAGCGGAATACTTGACGTTATGTATAAAAAGAACCGCGACAAAGCGGAAGAATTGTACGGCGATTATACGCTCGATTCTACCGTCAAAATGAGCGAAGTTATTGTTATGTATAGGACGATAACAAGCGCGTGCAGAAAAGGCTCGGAATCATTCCTTGAAAGTTTACACCGCACAGACAAAGAAGTTACCGTGCGTGAAATAATTCGAGTAACGCAAGGTCAACCATTCTGTGAAAGGTTTGAACTGTTTTTTACAGATAGAAGTGCATGGCGAATTCAACAACGCCCCGCATAATCAGCAGGTGCAATTATGTTGGACTTTACTATATTGGGCATAGAGAGCATAACAAACGATTTTGAAGTTTTAACGCCAAGAATAAATAAGGCAGTAAGCGCAGGCTTGAACGCCGTTTCTTCCGATATGTCGGCGGTTTTAAAACAGCATATCGAATTAGACGTTTATGCAATGTACGACCCAAAAGTATATTTAAGAAGAAGCGAGAACCCTTCATACGGTACACCGCTCAACTCGGACGAAAATATTGGCGCAACTGTAATTGATAACACGCTCATATTCGGTTATGTGCCGACAGGTGAACACTCACTTTACGACGAAGAAATTGGCAACGATGACCTTATACGAGTAATCGAACTTGGCAAAGGGTATCAGTGGTATGTTGGTAAGCGTAAGATACCGCCTCGTCCTTTCTGGGACAATTTCGTTACAGATATGATACAGGGCAAGCAAGCTGAAATATCATTCGTTGGCGGTATGAATAATGCCGATAAAGAATTGAATGTTATTCAGACTGGGCAAATTACCGCAGACGGTAACGAAACTTCATTTTAATTTTTTGAATACAATCGACTACAAAAAATAGTCGTAATCATATCGCCGTTGCAAGTGGGCAATGGCAAGAGCCAAAAGGGGCTATGAGTACTGCAGTAGTGTGGTGCTTATAGCCTTTTATTTTTAGCAATTAAGAGAGTTAGTTTATGGCAAAAATTATTCTTTCGGTAGATATACAAAAAAAGAAAGCCGAACAGGGGCTTGGTGAATTAGAAGGCAAGATTAGAGAGATTGCCCAGTCTTTATCTACTGTTACAATAAATAATAAACTTACTTCTGATATAGAAGCTCTTACTGCGAAATTTAAGACTTTGGCGGACCAGTCGGACAGACTTGCAGGAAAGACTGCCAAGCAAGCCATAGAGAACGAAAGACTTACTCAGGCGCAAATTAAAACGCAGATAACGACTGTAAATCTTCAAACGGCAGAGGAAAGGTTAGCGAAAGCAAAGATACTTACTCAAACCGCGTCCGTAAATCTGGCTATCGCCCAAGAGCGTCTTACAAAGTCCCAAAAGCAAACACAGATAACATCTGTCAACTTACAGTCAGCACAAGAACGTCTTAAAAAGGCGCAAGATAATAGCACTAAGTCTGCTACGACATTACAATCGCAAGTAAACGGCTTACAGAAGAAATATGCTGACTTGCTTTCAACTATCAAGTCGCTTGAAAAGCAGTACCCCGCTGGGACGTTTGACAGTCTTAAAACTGAAACGCAGAGTGCACTTACAACGCTGGAAAATTATAACAGTAAGTTAAAGAACGGCGCAACCGCGAACGAAGCAATGTTGCTTAAAATACGCGAGCTTGCGAACGGCTACAATAATTTATCTACAAGCGTTGCTACAACTCGCGCTGAAACCGAACAGCAGACAACGACGGTAGAGAGAAATACTGCCGCAGTAAACAAGAGCGGCGACAGTATAACTTCCCTTATTAAAAAATTCTTAGTATGGCAATTATCAGCAACGCTCGTTATGAAGCCCTTACAGGCAATAACGGGTGCTATTTCCACGCTCAATGAAACTCTTGTAAAAACTGAAGATACAGTTATTGCATTCCAGCGTGTAATGCCCGGTCTTGCCGACGAGGAAATATCGAGTGCGCTTTATGGCTTGGCACAAGATTATGGGCAGACATTTGAAAATGTACAGGCTATCGCCCTTGACTTTGCGCGTACAGGTCTTTCTTGGGAAGATACGATAAAAGCCACAGAAGCGGCTCTGCTCGGTCTTAATACGGCTGAATTGGATGCAACTAACGCAAGCGCGGGTCTTATTGCAATTTTAACGCAGTATAAAATTGAAGCAAGCGAACTCGAAAGCGTTATTGATAAACTAAATATTACTCAGGATAATGCTGCTGTTACAACCGACAAGCTTTTAACTGCCTTACAACGTATGGGTTCATCTGCGGCGAATGCGAATCTAACGTTAGAGGAATCAATCGCTTTAATTACCGCTTTGTCTGCGGCGACTGGACGTAGCGGTGAAAACCTTGGTACCGCGCTTAACTCGTTAATTCAGTATTCAAGCAAATCAAGTGCACTTAACGTATTCGCGTCGCTCTCTGATAATGTTGCAGACGTTGTGGCTGAGTATAAGAAGGGTGCCGCAAGCATACTCGACGTTTGGTATGCAGTTTCCGACGAAATTCAACACTTGACAGTTGAGCAGGCGGATAAGCTCGACGCTTACTTCGACACCGAAGACGGTTCTGCTCTTAAAGACGCACTTGCGGGCGACTTGGAAGAAATATACGACGACCTCGCTGGTGTTTATACCACAGCAAACACATTCCGTAAAAACTACTTCATAGCCCTTTTGGGGAATATGGAAGAAGTTAAAGCCTCGCTCTCAAACATGGATGGTTCGGACGGCTATTCAATGTTGCAGAACGAAGATTATCTCGATACTTATACGGCAAAACTGAATTCGCTCAATGCGCAATGGCAAGAGTTTTTGAATGGTGCGCAAAGCATATTAACATTAAAGAAATTAGGCGTGGACGCGGCCAGTGGCTTATTAACATTTGCTGATGCTCTTGACAAGGTTCACCTTTTAATGCCGTTGGTTGCGGCGGGCGCAGTAGTGCTTGGTACCGTATTGCGCAACAAGGCAATGTCAGAGGCTGCTGCGCGAGTAAATGCTTATTCGTCCGCTTTAATAAAAAACAAGACGGCAACAATTTCCGATGCTACTGCTATTTCAAAACTTACTTCAAAGCAAAAACAGCAGGTAGTACAAGATATTGCAGCCTCCGCCGCAAGTGGTAAGGTTACAGGTGCGCAAGCTAAGCAGATTATAACTGAGGCTGGTCTTTCAAACGCCTTAACCAAATTGTCTGCCAAGAAAAAAGCAAAGTTACAAGCAACAATTCAGGAAGCTGTTGCGTCGGGAACATTAACCGCGACACAGGGCGCAGAAATAATAACGTCGCTCGGCTTAACAACGGCAAACACTGGTCTTGCCGCGAGCTTTAAAGCTGTTGCCGCAAGCATTAAATCGCTGTTAGCCTCTATACCCATTATAGGTTGGATTTTGCTTGCGGTTACAGCTGTTATTGAGATTATTCAGGCGATAGTTCAATGCTGTAATGATAATGCGGACGCAGCCCGCGAAGAAATAAAGGCAACCACAGAAGAAGCCGTACAAGCGATTGAAACAATAAATGACGCAGTAGAAGCCCTGAATGAAGCCAATGAAGCCTTACAGGACAATATAGCGTCCTTGGAAATGTATGCAGACGTTTTGGGTGATACTTCTGCAAGCGAAGAAGAAAGAACAGATGCTTTAAACAACTTAATAAAATTATCAAGCGAATTAAGAGAAAGCTACGGCGTTGAAAACGATTATCTGACTTCATTGCGCGTTGGCTATGACGATTTAACAAGTTCGGTTAATCAGTATATCGAATCAGTCCGTACTGCGGCTGCGCTGAAAGCGCAAAGCGATTACGAAGATGCACAAAAGCAATTAGAAGACGCAAAAGAATATCTCGGCAATGCCATTGATAACACAATGGGCAACGGCGATAAAAACGAAATGAAGGACTTGAAAGATTCATTCGATTATGCCGGGATAAAGGGTTACGATAAGTTTGTAAACGACGATACAATACAAATCGGCTATTCGCAAGAAAACCTTGACCTTTTGCGTGACTGGCAAGACAAACTCTCTAACGCCCTTGAAGTGGAAGCCGCTAAAAACGGCAAAAGTAGTAGTAAATATAAGGAACTTTATAAAGCGTGGTCTGGGGTTCGTGACGTTGCGAACGATATGGAAAGTACCCTTAAAGATATTGAAGATATTGAGGGTAGCACACTTGATTTATTCGCAAAGGCGCAAGTCCTTAACAACGAAACACTTTCCAGTCTTTATTACGGTGCTATGGGCACGTCGGCAGAGGCGGGCGATTCCTATGACCAGTTAAAGAAAATAATCCAAGAAACTACCGAGTACACTGACGAGCAAAAGAACGCTATAATCGCATTCATAAACGAAGGTCTTTCAGGTTATATTGGTAAATATAAGGCACACGTCGAAGAATGGGCGAACGATATTTCAAAGGTTACAAGTCTTTACGGCGACCTTATTGACAAACTTAAAGCGTTGCGTGATGCTGAAAAATCAAGCAACGAATGGGAAGAAAAGAAACTCTCTGTATTAGAAGCCCAAAAAGAAGTATTAGAGGCGCAACAAGCCCTTGAAAACGCCAAAAACGAAGCCACCGTTAGACGTTTTAATACTGCAACTGGGCAGTGGGAATGGCAGACTGACGAAAAGAAAATCGCCGAAGCCGAAGACAAAATAGAGAGCGCGGAGGCAAGTTTATTAAAGGCACAGCAAAATCTTCAAGAGGCTGCCTACAACAAAATTATTGAGTTGCTTGAATCTGGTCAAACCACAAACGACGAAGTAATAGGAATTCTCAATGAGGTTGCTCCTTACTTGCTGTTGAACACCGATTATGCGGGAGAAATGGCAGGTTTCGCTGGTGAACTAAATGGTGTTGCGGGTAGCATATCGGGTGTTGCGGATAGTATTTTGGGTGTTGCCTTTGATATAAGGACCTATACTGGCGAATTGCCGAGTTTCTTCACTGATATAGTCGGTGCAATAAAAGAAGTAACCAAAGTTGACGTTACTCAACCGATTAAAACAGAGCCGGGCGATTACACGCCGATTCCCTCAATTACCCAAACTACACCTTCGCTGAATCAACCACAGCAAAAGAGCGACGTTGATATTGCCAAAGATAAAATCGTCGTCCTTAAAGGCGCGGAAGGCAGAGGTATCAATAAAAGCAAAGTAGGCGACAATGGCAATGTTAAATGGGCGGGCGTAGATTACAATGTCGAAAACGCTGGCGAAATAAACGACGAAATTCTGAAACAAGCCGTTGACGCATTAGGTTTAGGCGATAGGGCGATTTTTGGTTACAACGGCGACTTATACGGAAACCTTGATGGCGGTATCGTTAAGTTAAGAGGGCTTGACGGTTGGAGTTCATTCTGGAAAGATAACAAAAACACAAACTTTGAGGCATTAAAAAATACAGTTACAAGTGTTTATGGCACATTCGATAGTGGTGGTATTGCTGGGGGAGCAGGCTATATGGCAAAACCCACCAGCCGTCCCGAAACCGTAAACGACCCTGACCTTACTTCAATGATACTTTCGCCCAGACGGAATGCTGAATGGGATAAGTATGTAAATAATATGGGAATTATGTTCGAGAAAGCTCATAAGTACAGTCAATCGCCGATGACACAGAGCAACTTCGGTAATACCAATAATAGTGTCGATAATAGCGGTCAAGTAATTGTAAACGGAATGACTGTCAGCCAAGACGCAAAGACAATGACCGTAGCGGACTTGTTTTCGCTTGCAAAGATTATTCCTAACAAATAACTAATAAGAAAAGGAGCAGAGAATTATGGCGATTTACGAGCCTAATCAAATAATACCGTCAACATTTACAAACAGCGGTACGATTTCGGCGAGCGACCAAGTAAATATTCAATGGCAAGTAAACGGCAATAGCGCGTTACAAGGCTTTCAAATTGATATGTACGCCAACAACGCACAGTCTAATTTTATTAAATCGACAGGTTATTTAACAACAAGGTGCCCCTTTAACGGTACCGACCAACGCGGTAAATCTGTTTACTTTTCTTACATATCAGGCGGAACTTGGGCAAGTGAATTCGGACTGGCAGACGGCAACGATTATAAGTTTAGAATTACACAATGGTTTAAAGCGCAAAATAGCGTAGTTTCAATACCTCTCACCGCGCCACAAAGAGGCAAAATGTATTATTTCCTTATGGATCAGTACAGCGACGAGTACGCTAACGGCGCGGTCTATTTTGCAGTAAACGAAGATTACGACAGCATAACATTCTATTACAGCTTTACAAACGGCGTTGGGTGGATTGAAACACGAGAAGGCAACACAAAACGCATAGTTCTTACTACTGCGGGCTTTAATGCAAACGGCACCGCGCCCGAAAATGCAATAAGAATTTGGGGCGACCAGCCTCAATATAATGCCGATTTTGGCGTTGACTTCGTACAACAGATTTCAGAATCAGCAATAATTACAAGGACACACCCCACACTGCAGTTAAGCGTAAATGACGGCGAAACATTGAATACTGCATTTGCAGAGTTTACGGCAGATTATAGTCAAGCACAAGACGATGCGATTAAGTGGGTACGGTGGGAACTTGCTGACGGGCACGATAGAAGTAACCACTTAGCGGACACGGGCAACATTTATACGTCAGTGCTTGCCTACGAACTCGACGGCTTATTCAACAACACAGACTATGCAGTGCGCTGTACGGTTGAAACAGAATCAGGCATACAAATCAGTTCGGGCTGGGTTGGATTTAGCGTGAGCTATACAGCCGACGTTTATTCAGGTTCATTTTCAGCAGAATATTACCGCTCGGAGAACAGTGTCGGTCTTGCGTGGGATGTGCTTGATAATGCAACTATTATCCCGGCGCGCGCCAGCGGGACTTATACACTGGCTAATGGCTCGGTTACGTTACCCGCAAATACAACAATAACTTGGAATCAGGTTACAGACAACCCTATGAACTTCACGGGACCGTGGGCTGTCTTATGGAAGGGTAGAATAAATGACGCTACCCCCAAGGGCAATTTCTTGAATATAAATAACGGCAGAATAACCGCGTCAAGAATTTCCCCTAAAATCAAATATACTTGGAACTACCCTTACGACGATTTAAGCGTAGGACAGCAAAGATATGACTTAACGTTAAACGAATTTACGCCGACTAACCCGCCACCCCAAAACGGCGATTTGTGCGTTACAGAAGAAGGGTATATTTGCGAAATTAGAGAGCAGTGGGACGATGAAGAATTTGTCGGGTACTATATCAGGGTAATAGATATAGCAGACGACTACTCAGACGTTACAGGCAACTTTATTGCGATAAATATTCTTAACTCAAACGGCAGCAATGTTCAAGCCGAATTAAATATCGCAGCAGACAACTCAGAAACCGCCCTTTTAATAACGCCTACAGATATTTACGCTTTTTCATACGAAGGCGACAGGTTGTTAGACTGGACCAGAACGTCGGTGCGGTACACGCAGGACGCGATTACTTCCGTAATGATAGACGGTGGCGAGAATGGTGCAGGGTGCGATTGTATTTCCGTAATTCAGGGTAATGGCGATACGATTTTGAACGAATTACGAGCAGGTGGCGGCGCAACGTTTGAGCCGTCTTGGAATAGCGAAACCTACCAACTATATATGACAGCAAACTTCACTTACAATATTGAGGGTGGTATAGGTACTGTTTCAACAAATAGGGGGTTCCGTATATATAGACAAGAAGAAGGTAGCAGTGAATTAAAAGTGATTGCTAAAACAAGTTCACTCGTTACGCGCCTTAAAGACTTTGGTATTGTGAGCGGCAAAAGCTACCGCTATCATTTATTTGCCTACGATAACAATGGCGCGCTTATGTCTTCAGTCGAAATAGAAAAAACTATATCGCCGAGATTTAAAAATTATAGCTTGTTGGCTACGGAATACAGCGAAGAAGACGAGGCTTATCACGTTGTAAAGCAATACATATTTGAGTACAACATTTCGCAAGGTTCTGTATCAAACAACAATTCACCCTCTCTAACCGCGAATTTTACGCGCTATCCGACAAGAATGGGTTCGGTGCAGAATTATGACAGTGGCACACTGCAAGCCCTTATAGGTATTGTGAGCGACGATGAGTACTACGACAGTATAGAGCTTGAAAGAGAACTCAAAGACCTTTCAACGACCACATACACACTGTTTATGCGTGATATGGAAGGGCATATAAGAATGGTACACACGAACGGTGCTGTTACTATGGAGCCCAACCTTAAAACTCGTCAAATGCAAAAGAAAATATCCTTGCCTTGGGTAGAGATAGGCGACGCAAGTGAGGTAACAATTATTCAGCTTTCAACAGACGTTGGCTGGCGTGTTGACGAGGATGTTCTTGGCGTAGATTTCGACGTAGATTTAACAACTGGTCAACTTATTGCAAAATATCCTTTACCTTACAACGGAACAACATTTGCTCTCGGTGGCGAGGATAGGGAAGTCCTTATTGCTAAGACACCAAAGGTTATGAGTGCGCCCACATTTGAATTACCCGATTCGGCAGAGAAAGACGAGGGTAAATTCGGTATATTGACAGCTAAGGTAATAAAGAATACCACAGACGAGGACTAAACCCGCATGGCAACATTAACACCATACCAGCAATACCTTCGGGAAGTTGAATATCCCGAACGATACAAAAAACTGACCAAACTTGAATTTCTTAACCCGGACAACACCGTAGCATTCGCGCTTGATAATAACTTTAAGCGCGGTTACGGTGGTTACGCCGACAGTAGAGCATTTATTCAGGACGGCTCGCTTAGCGTTTCCTTAAACAATGGGCAGCGCAGAAAGGCGAGTGTAACATTTGAAAATCTTGACGGCGCATTTGATTATGCGGTCAACAAGATATGGTTCGGTAACAAGGTAAGATTATCAATGGGAATCCGCTTGCAGAGCGAACAAGATTTCTATTTATCGCAAGGCGTGTTTTATTTCGACGACCCTAAACTCGAATTAAAACCCAACAGCAGAAAATCGTCATATTCACTGGTTGACAAATGGGCATATCTTGACGGATCTCTTTTCGGCAAACTCGAAAACACATACGAAATCTTAAACAGAACGAATATTTTTGAGGCAATGGCTGGAATTCTGCGTCTATCGAAGTTTACTCACAAGGAAACCAAAAATAAGGCGGAAATGATAGACAGTGTGCAGCCTATATTTACGAGCTTTTACAACAACCGCACCATTACAATTAACGGACAAATCGTGCCTATGTGCCTTGCGCCGCACACCGTTACAACGTCGTCAGGCGGTGCGTATTCAAACGTCTTGCTTGACCTGAATACTTTACTTGTTAGTTGGATAGGCTATGACGAAACAGGCGCATTAAGAGTTGACGCATCGCAGGAAGATATTAACGATATGACTAAACCCGTTTTGTGGACGTTCACAGTAAAAGGCGGGAAGACAACGTTTTCTATTTCCGAAAGCGCAAAACCGACAAATGTCTTTAACGATATTATCGTTTTCGGTGAAACTTTGGACGAGGCTATGGTTGGCGCACGAGCAACAAACCTTGACCCGGCAAGCGACACAAATGCAAACCTTATAGGCAAGAAGACCTATTTTGAAAGCTCAAATACTTGCTACTCGGTAGAGCAATGCCGCGACCTTACAAGCCAGTATTTAAAACAGAAGACGGTATTACAAAAATCAATTACGATTTCGTGCCCCCAGCTTTTCCATTTACGCGAAAACAACATTATATCGGTACTTAGGTCAGATAAGCAGGGCGGCGGATTAGAAAGGCATTTAATACAGTCATACAGCCTTCCGCTTTCTTCGTCGGGCAGTATGAGTATTACCGCAACCTCGACAAATGATTTTCCGAAAGTTACGGTTAAAGATTTGGACTTATCGCAAGGAATATGATAGAATAATTATGAGTGATAAATTAAAAGAAGCCGAAGCGTTTAAATATATGCTTACAGACTTCGTAAGCGAAGTTATAGAAAATCACCCAGTCGTAAGGGCGGCCATAAAAGCAAGAAAAATGATAGTGGCAGAACCGCCCAACACTACAGAAAAAACGGTTAAGGTGCATTTTCCTTTTGACGAAAAGGCTATTACATTGCCGTATAATTCAAGAATGCCAGTATCTGCGTTAGCTGTAGGAAAAACGGTCAGTGTTTGGTACTCGCAAGATATAAACAACGGAATTATTATGCAGAACGGTTCTTGGTCGATATAGTCGTCGAACCATGCATGTACAACTTAATACTTATCTTATCGTAAATGGACGATAGGGAAAGCCAAAAGGGGCTATAAGCAGTTACAGAATCAAAAGGTTTTGTCTGCTTATAGCCTTTTATTATTTTTCAATAAAACTAAAAAAAATAGGAGGTATTTCTTTAATGGGTTCAACAGTCATTGACCAACGCGAACTTGGAATTGTGGTACCCGTAGCGCGCGGTAAATGGGAAGCAAAAACCGTTTACCAAAAGCTCAACATTGTTACACACAATTTCGGCACTTATATTGCTAAAAAAAGTAGCATAAATGTCCGCCCCACAATCGACGAGAACTGGGAAAATTACTGGATGGAACTTGCGTCGGGTAGGGGCATATCATCAACCACAACAGACTATATCACAACAAAACCCGACGTAACAGCACCGCCCGAAGAAGGTTGGAGCGGAACCATTCCAACCGTTAAGCCGGGCGACTTTCTGTGGACGAGAATAACGCTTACATATACCGACGGTGCGCAAGTCGTTTCGTATGCTGTGGGTGCAGGCGGTGTTACGGGTGTTGGTGTAAAATCAACTGAAGTTGACTATCAACGCACTTCCAGCGGTTCAGATATTCCTACTGACGATGCGGCGTGGACTAAAACAATTCCCGCAGTCAAGGTAAACACATTTCTGTGGACGCGAACAAAAATCAACTACACGGACGGCACAAGCGCAATATTTTATTCAGTCGGATATAACGGTATAGGCATCTCAACCACGATAATAAATTATGCGGTTAGCGATACAGGCGCAACGCCGCCCGAAGAAGGGTGGGTATCATCTATTCCGTCAACGATTACGCAGGGTAAATTCCTTTGGTCTAAAACCGTAACGACTTATACGGATAATTCCAGCTCAACAGTTTACTCGGTTGCTTATCAAGGACAAAACCCTTCAATAAAAATCGGGAAAGTAACTACTGTTGCGCCTGACCACGCCGCGACAGTAAAAAATGTTGGCACTGCACTCGATATGGTTTTAGATATTGAGATTCCACAAGGCGTTACGGGCGCAAGGCTCGACGACGTAACCATAAGCGAATCGCCGCTTGCTGGCGCATTACCGCGCTATAACGACGCGGAAAATATCAAATCTTCAAAACCCATTCTAAACAACGATTGTGTAAGGCTTGTGGACTTGGCGGCACTCATATTAAAGGGTGAGTTAAGTACCCCGCTTTCAACAAGCGATGGTAGATATTTAACAATCAACGGAAAACACATATACGCGAACATTAAAGTCTGCAATTCTTAAATTCAAACTAAATTAAAGGAGAATACCGATATGGCAAAGAATAATCAGCCTGTACAACGTGTAAAAAGAGTACAGCTTTCAGGTAGCGTTTCGGCGGTGGAATTTGAATCTTACGGCGGACAATATCTTGTCAAAAACTTTTCGGGTGGCGACGTTTATGTTTCGTTTGAAGATGCGGTTTCGGAAGATACGTCTATTAAGATTTCAAACGGATACGGACAGGTTTGCGTAATAAACGAAAAAGACGGCTTAAATGGTCAAGCGAAAGCCAAAACCATTTACCTTAAAGGCACGGGCGAAGTAGAGGTACAACAATTATGGTTTTAGGTCCTTATTCGTTTCCAGTATCAGGCAACAGTGGCGGGTCGGGTGGTGGCGGTAGCACAACCATTGTTTATAACGCCATAGTTCAAGCGAAATCTGTTTCAGAATTTCCCGCCACAGGCAAAGGTAATTTACTGTACATAGATACTACCGCGAATGAGGCGTATTACTGGAACGATATAGATAAGAAATACGTCAAAATAGTCAGCCAAAATGACGACGAGCAACCCAAAGAAGAAAAGGTGTTTATTCGTCGAGCAAGCCTCAAAGAATGGCAAGAACAAAACTCGATACTCGAAGACGGCGTAATCGGCTATGTTACAGACGACAATTCGGCAAAAATCGGCGACGGCGTTACAAGATGGGACAGTCTTCCTTGGTTTGTTAAGCCGATAGAAATTCCCGACTGCGGCGGCTTAACGGTTGACGATATTTATAAGGCTTGCGTGAGCGGTGAGGGGCTATCCGCGCCACTTCACACGTCAGATGGTAAAACGCTCATAGACAGCAACGGAAACACTATTCAATATAACTTCAAATTAAAAATCAAATAAAAAAGGAGATTAGTTTTTATGGATGATTTTATTTCTATTAAAGACTTAGAAAAAGGCACCCCCTCAAAAACGCAATCGTTAGTTCACGACGGCGCAGAGGGAACAAAGAGAATCGAATTTGCAGAGTTGCTTTCTGCGGTTCTCAAAACGGCAGATTATTCTGCGGACGCACCGACAAATACGGATTCGGTGGTGGTTGATAGTGCGGAGAGCGCAAAGAAAATCGCTTTTTCCGATTTACTTGCCGCCATTATCGGTGCATCAAATATCAATACCGCAGGCTTCCACAATTCAATTTATCGCGGCAAAGACATTACGGAGTATTTTAACGACGGCTCTCTGTATGACAGAATCGCGGGTACCAACGGTTACGCAACTTTTGAGGATTTGTATGTGGGCGACTACATTAAGATGCCGAGAAAAGTTTGCGTTGTTGGCGACGATTGTGACAATGCAGGTACCGATATTGTTAAAATCGCAGGTTTTAACTGCCACTGGAAAAACTACTGGAGTGGCAATATGCTCACCAAACCTCATATCGATTTGGTTCCCGACAGAAACTTCGGCGACTGTCAGCCTATGAATGACAGTAGCGATACTACGGGCGGTTATAAAAACAGCAAGATGAATAAAACGATTATCGGCGTGCCCGCAACGGCAGGTAATCCGAACGGTACAATAAACGAACAGCTTTACAACATATTCGGTTCCCACTTGCAAACATACAGAGAACTTGTTTCTTCGGCAATGGACCCCGCGCGCTATAATCGTTTCGGTCAGGCTACGGGAGCATCGTCAAGCTGGGAATGGATAGAAGTTCAGGCAATCTTAATGTCGGAAATCGAAGTTTACGGCTCGGTTGTTTGGGGTTCAAGCGGTTACGATATAGGTACTGCTAAAAACCAACTTCCCATTTTCCGCCTTAACACCGCAGACCTTATAAACAGCGAATATTACTGGCTGCGCGACGTTGCCTCGGCTGAGTACTTCTGCGATGTGAACGGCAACGGGTATGCGGACTACAACAACGCGGACGGCGAGTATTACCTTCGCCCCCGCTTCGTAATCGCCTAATCTATAATCCCCACCCGCGCGTCGGGTGGGGTAAAGAAGGAATAAATGGGTGTACCTCAATATAAACAAACACCGTCAAAGGTAGAATTTCTTTCAACATTCCATAAGTTGCGCAAAGAAGTGAATGTCATTTTAATGCGCGACTTTGGAATTAAGAAAAGAACATATACCGTAGCACTAATCACAGATATTTACGAACTGTCCGAAGAGGACAAAAAGACACTCGAAGAAATAACGTTAAAGTACGGAATAGATTCGGTGCTGATAGACAAATATTCTGAATGGCTTGTAAATGCTTGGCGCAACGAAACGCGAGAAATTCTCACAAATCTCGGCGTACAAATCGAGTTAGCAAATTCAATTTATATAACTTGTAAAGAAGAATACTCTGAGCGCAGAATTGCGTGGGATAAAGCCATAGGATACTGTAACGCTTTGAAAGACAAATTTCACGAAATATTATCAACAATTAAAGTAAGCGTAGGTGCATATCAGGTTGTTGGTGAGCTTTTACAAAAGGAAATAAATTTATTGAAAGGAGTCAGAAAAAGCGATAATCAAATTTTGACAAAACTGTCGTAAAGACATTTTGTGAGGTAATCGTTACAACTCGGCTGAGTACTTCTGCAATGTGAACAACAACGGGAATGCGAACTACAACAACGCGGACAACGAGAATTACCTTCGCCCCCGCTTCCAGATATTTATTATCAAGGGATAATAGATTTTTTTTTGATTTGGAAGGAACGATTATCTATCCTTTATTAAAAGGTGAATAGCCCGAAAGGGACTTATTGCCCGGATACGTCCGATGGCAAAAATTTAATTATGATTGAAGCCCTGTATAATTTAGATAATTTATACGAAGCGTTTTTGGAAGTCAAAGCGGCGAGCGGGTGGAAAGAAACCACCCAACGCTACGAAGAAGATTTACTGTTTCACTTACTTGATTTACACAAAAGACTAATCAACGGCACCTATAAACCAACAAAGCCGTATTGTTTTCTCTACAATGAGCGCGGTAAATTAAGACTAATAGAATCGTATATTATAGACGATAGAATTGTACAATGGTGCTTCGTAAACAAAGTTTTGCTTCCGCTCATTCGCCCGAAACTAATATATGATAATTCCGCATCCCTAAAAGGGCGCGGGACTGACCATTTTAGAGCAAGGCTCGAACTACATTTAACGGATTTTGCAAAAGAAAACGGTAACGACGGGTTTATCGTTATAGGCGATTTTAGAAAATATTTTGATAATCTTCGTCATACTGTTTTCCTGCAAATTCTAAAAGAACTCGGAGCGGATTCGGAAGTAATAAACTTTGCAAAACTGCTTATCGATGCGCATAAAATAGACGTTTCATATATGACCGACGAAGAATACGCCGAATGTATGGATACACCGTTCAACTCGATTGAAAATGCCTTAATAGACGCAACCCTTAAAACTGGTAAAAAGCTAATGGATAAGTCTATGGGTATCGGCAGTCATATTGCGCAAATTGCGGGCGTTGTCTATCCCTACAGAATTGATAATTATTGCAAGATAGTTAAGGGAATTAAAGGCTATGCTCGCTACATGGATGATTTCTACATAATACACAAAAGTAAAGAGTTTTTATGGGAACTAATGAGCGAATTGAAAAAACTATGCGCTGAACTTGGTCTGTTTCTAAACGAAAGAAAGACCCAAATAGTAAGCCTACATCACCCGTTTACAATTCTAAAAACTCAATATCGACTATTGCCTGACGGTAGAATAATCAGAAAACCAGACAAATCGCAACGTATAAGAACTTGCAGAAAGTTAAAGGCAATGAAAGCAAAACTCGACGAAGGAACAATTACGCTGGATAAGGTTGAACAGATTTACAAATCAACACGCGGTCAGCTCGCAAGGTATGGCGAAACCGAGTCCGTCCGTTCTTTTGACGAATTCTACAACAATTTATTAAAAATAAAAATTAAAATATAAGGAGAACCTTTATTATGAACAAACAACAAAGAAACCCTGAAGACTTCGGTGTAATTACGATTTCACAGCAAATCGCAGACCTTAAGCAGTCTTTATCAAGCCACCAAAGCCCTATCGGTGACTGGAAGGGAATTAAGCAGGACGAATACATTAAGGCGGGACTTCCCGCGCC